GATGGTAGTCTTATCAAATCAGGTGATAAGATAATTGGTTTACCTAGTAGTGGAGTGCATAGTAATGGGTATAGTTTGATCAATGATCTTATATGGAGACAGAAGATATATTATAGAGATATGCCTGAGTTACTTACTCCCACTACAATCTATGCAAAACAAATACAAGAGTTGATGGATGAGATACCTATTGTTGGTATGGCACACATCACTGGTGGTGGATTGGAGGAAAATGTATCTAGAATTATTCCTGAAGGGTTAGAATCACAAATTGATTGGGGTTCTTGGGAACGTCCTGATGTTTTCAATAAACTTCAGCAAGCAGGTGAAGTAGGAGAGTATGAAATGAGGAGAGTATTCAATTGTGGTATAGGTTTTTGCCTGATAGTACCACCCGAAATTGACTATGGAATACAGATAGGAGAGGTGGTTGACAAGACCTAAATAGTGGTATATACTATGGTCTGGTGAACAATCTAACAATCCACCTAATACGACAAATATGTCATTTTCAAATCTAAAAAAACAGTCTAGACTAGGCAGTTTAACTTCCAAACTCACCAAAGAGATTGAGAAGATGAACAAAACAACCAGTGGCGGTGCTGATGATCGTCTTTGGAAACTAGAAGTAGACAAAGCAGGTAACGGTTATGCTGTAATCCGTTTTCTTCCTGCACCCGATGGGGAAGAACTACCATGGGCAAAAGTATGGTCACATGCTTTTCAAGGACCAGGTGGTTGGTACATTGAGAACAGCCTCACCACACTAGGTCAAAGTGATCCAGTGTCGGAGTACAATCGTCGCTTATGGAATAGTGGTAGTGACGAAGATAAAGATCAAGCAAGAAAGCAGAAGAGAAAACTCACATATATTGCTAACATATATGTTGTGAAGGATCCTGCAAATCCTGCAAACGATGGTAAAGTATTCTTATATAAGTTTGGTAAGAAGATCTTTGATAAAATTACTGCAGCAATGCAACCTGAGTTTGAGGATGAGGAAGCAATTGATCCATTTGATTTCTGGCAAGGTGCAAACTTCAAGTTGAAGGCAAAGAACGTAGCAGGTTATCGTAACTATGATTCCTCTGAGTTCACTAAGACTGAAGCATTGCTAGATGATGACGATGCATTGGAAACATTGTGGAAGTCTCAGCATTCGCTAGAGGAGTTCACAAAAGCAGATCAGTTCAAATCATTTGCTGATCTTGAAAAGAGATTGAACAATGTGTTGAATCCATCAAGTGCTAGAAAGTCACTTGACCCAGAAACGTTTGATGAGCAAGAGGAAGTTACCCTCAAGTCTCGCAAACAAGTAACCGAGGAGGAGCGTGTCGTAAAGACACCTGTGGCAGCAGGTGCAGCACCATCTAATGAAGATGATGATGCATTATCTTACTTCCAGCGTTTAGCAGAAGAATAAATGTATTATTTTGCAGCAGCAAGCCTCGATCTAAACGAGGCATGGAACCTGTCTTGGGGAGAAGGTATTCAATTTTTATTGGTACTTGCTTTTGTATATTGGTTGAAGAAAAGAATTGATTTTCACTTCGCTAAGAAACAGTCCAAGATTGTGTATAAAGTGAAAGTTGTAGAAGATTCACACATCAGTGTGGATCATGCACATATTGAAGCAATAGACCATGCTCACATCGATGACATCGGTGAGATACATGGTGATGTTGTTACACATCCGAAGAAGTTTTAGCTCAGGCAAATTCGACTTTTGGATTGAAAAAAAGGCGGAAAAAAACTCCGCCAAAAAATCTCAAAAAGGTTTTTTTGGTGTTATCTTGGGGATAGTATTCTCAAGTTAGCACCTTTTTTCATGCGTCTATTGATATATTGGGAACTATTGGTATATGTCATTATTTCTCTCATATCGGCAAATATGGTTTCTAGGTATTCTGGACGTAAAATGTATATGGCTCTTTTAGCATCATTTTTATCAAGTTCATTTTGATAGTATGAAACGGATGTAACGATATTTGCACCAGATAGGGTTTCTACTGCTGCACGTCCTTGTCCATCGTCATATGAATATGATAGGGTAAAATTTTCATCTACATGATGTCCTTCTTCTAATAGAAGTAGATTATTCTTTCCTATTATTTTCTTTGTTTTATAATGATGTATTTCTGATAATTGATCTTGGGCATATTTGTTATCAAGATATCTATTAAGGTCATATTGTGACATTGGCCATTCATCTCGAATATTGATTACATTATTTGCTATTAATATAACCCAATCAAGATCGGAGTCATTATATATTTTCTGTGCAACATTATCTGGTCTATCATCCCCATTTATAGCGTATTGATCAAATACAGTTGCATTTTGCCAAAAATCCTCACGAATTTTAGCACGTTTGAATAAATTCTTTGATTTTACGAAATCAAAGTTAGAATTTCTATTTTCCGTAAATGACGGTAAAAGAATATCGGGGAAATCGTCGAAATATGCCATTTTAGAATCCTGTATCCTCAGTACTTATAGGTTGGAATGGATCTACCTCTGTATCGAATAAATCTCTGGTTGACCAATCGTCATCCTCAAGAGGTTGCATAAAGTTTTTCATAGGTGCTCTTGATTCTACGTTTTCTCTGTAATCACTTTCAAATATAGGTGTAAGTTCTGTAAAATTCAGATTCATTGTACTTCTTATTGGTTGAGATCCTGCCTTCGAGTCATCATATGATTGATAAACATTATCTGGAGCATAGTTTATTTCACATGTTGTAAGTGCACATATTTTATGCATCGGTAAACCTTTTATCCTATCTCTTTCCTTTGTTCTATATCTAAGTCTAAAAACATTTGGTGATCCTAAGAATATAAGATTAGATTCATTCTTTTGTGGTGACATACCTTGTTTGAAGAATCTTTGAATTTTTCTTACAACAGATGCATCTTCTTCATCGTTTGGTGCAAAATTGAATTGGAAACCAAAAGATCTCAATTTAGGTCCATTGAATAGAAGTTCTAAGTTGGGATTTATTGCAACACCTTGTGCTCTTGATATGAATTGATTTGGGTTTACATTGATACCTAATCTACCTAGTGCATATTGAGAAATAAATGCTGATAAAAGTTGCCCTGCTGGTTGATCTGTTTTAAAACTTCCTCCCCTGACTTCATCCAGCAATTTCCCAAATTCTGATAAAGCTCCACCCATAGCCTTTCCGACTCCTTCATCCAACCCTTTAGTTACTACATTTTGTGCAGCAAAAAATGCAGCAGCTTCAACAGCATTTGCTCTTTCACCACTCCAACTAACTCCATTAGAAAAGTTTAGTTGATTTGGGATAGGCATCTTACAAAGACCTATAAAATCACGTAAATTACTATTTCTATTAAGACCTGTTGCAATGTTATCTAAACTTGTGCCACCTGTAGTTGTCACTTTATTATCTTTACCAACTACCTGTTGTTTTTTAGTACCTAATAGTTGCATTTGAGGTGGTTTATATCTAAATTGTTCTATAACCATATGATCTTGACCACTTTCACCAGAACCACCATAAACAGCATCATGTGGATATTTCAAACTTACTATTCCAAAAGTACCAAATGATAGTTGAAATTGTTTTGGAACTTCTTTGAATTTATCCTCAATAAGAATTGGTGATATACCTGAAGTTACGGGGTTTAAATCGGTACTACTCTTTCTACCATCAGTAGCTATCTGTATCTCCTGATTTAAACTTCCTGTATTTGTAATTTGTATTACTTGATTTCCATCTGCATCAACACTAGTTACTGAACCTAGTCCACTCATTTTGGTTATAAGATCCATATTCTTTTGTGGATTCTGGCAATCAGTATCTGCACCCCTATTTTCAAAGCATATATTATTAATTCCACCTGCTCTATTTTCAATTTCCATTCTTGGTTCTACTTCATTAAAAATATTAGCAAGTGCTTCATTATTATTATACATTGATTTATACATCTCATCTTCATCAATTCCATTAATTCTTGCCCATGTCTTTAGTTCTACCATTTTATTGGTTAGAACTACTAATGTATTAGGATGATTTAGAATTTTACTATATGCTTCTTTATCATTATCATTTGCCCCATTATGTCCTTGATAAGTTCCTAAAGAATGGTGTCTATTTGTCCATGCCCATCCATATCCAGTATTTTGAAATCCGTGTTTGGAATCTATCATTCCAAAAGTTTCTGAACTTGGATCTAAGTCTATTTTTCCAGTATAATGATGAGAATCATTTCCATTTCCATTCAATCCATAAGCATTTGGTACCTTACATTTTCCAAGTCCAACAGTTCCACATAGATCTTTTCCTTTTGGCATGTCTCCATCAAGCACCTCTTGTTCATCTACATGAATCTCGAATTGAGCAGAAGGTCTATAATCTTTGAATTCTTCACGTATAGTTGTTTCTTTTACGTAATTTGAATTATCAGCCATTACAAGTACCTCCCGATATTGACACTAACATCAACACCACCTAATTCTCTTACAAATTCCTGTGCTGGCAATTGAAATGCCCTTTCCCAGTCTGACATAGGTATATCCAATAAACCAGATCGTACATAAGTATACAGGTATTTATGATATCCCGTGAGGGTTGCTGGATCATCACCTGCATCCAAATATCTCATATATGCCATCCTATTTCCTACTGGTGTGTAGTGTAAGTTAACACCCCAGAATGCATTGCCTTGTTTTGCTACAACATAGCATAATGGGTTCTTATCATAGAATTTTAGTTTTGCTGCATATTTTGCATCATAACGGAATAATAGTAGTCTACCTGGTGTTACTACCTGTGTTGGTGTAGAGTTCGGTAACCATTGATTAAATGCCAAGTTCTTTCTCCGTTATTACTTGAAATTTCCATTTTCTATCTTTGCAAAATGATTCTGCTGCTTGCCATTTTGCTTGATTTTTTGCAAATTCTACTACTTCGGAGATGTATTTTTTAGTTCTCCTTTTTTGAATTGCTGGACCTTTCACTTGTTTTGCTGGTTTTACTTCTACCAGTCTTTCTTCTAATTTTCCTATTGCATTTCTATATTTTATATAAAAATCAGGAAAATATCTATGCAGTCTATTATCAATGGGTGATTTATATGGTATTATCACTTCTTCACTAGACCATTTTATAACATTGGTGTTTGAGTCACACCATTTCATAAATTTCAATTCCCAAAGGGATCTGTATATCACGTTTGTGGGATCACCTTTGTACTTTTTTGGGTTAGAAGGTCTGAACTTCCCTTTATATGACATACATAGTATATACTGTCCATCTATTTAGATGTCTAATCAACGAGTTTTCGCAAAAGACAGATTTTATTTGAGAACAGAAGAACTGTATAATCTTGGTGGATTTAGAAATGCGGTTCCAGCGTTCAATAATGTATATGATGTTTATATAAATTTCAATTCTTTTGCTGGATCAACACCTAGTCTCATGCAGTTTTTAAAACAGCATGTACTAATACCTAGTAATGATGTAATGAATGAACCTGGTGATAATTTAGCATTATTTTGTTCTGAAGCAGTTTTACCTGGATCTCAGATTCAAACTGCTAGTATTGATGGTTTGAGGCAGGGTATATCTCAGAATTATGCAGTTTTTAGGAGATATCCTGATTTTACACTTACTTTTTATGCACAAAGGGATTATTATACTCAAGAAGTTTTTAATGCTTGGTTAGAATATATTTCTCCTACTCAAGTTCAAGATCAAATTGCTGGAACTATGTACCAACAAAGAAATCGAGATAATGCTTTCAAAAAATTGAAATATCCTAGGTCTTATAAGTGTGAAATGGAGATTACAGCATTTAGTAGTGATATGTTGATGCCAGAGTCACGTCAAAACCCAGAAAATCGTGTCGATAAAAGGACTCCTCAGTTTCTTACTTATTTTATGAAGAATTGTTTTCCTGTCAATATTGTTGCTACACCTTTAGCATATGGAAAAGCAGAATTGGTGAAAACTACAGTAAGTTTCAAATATGATTACTTTACTATTGATAGGGGTGCAAGAGTTGCTGATAGTGACAGGCAATTGAGGGAAAAGGTTCAGAATTTAATAAGTCCATTTGCATCTGCTTTATAGACCTATAAATAAAAGCACTGAAGTCGTTAATTATGCCATTACCAAAGGTTTCGACACCTACATTTGAACTGAACCTTATTTCAACATCCAAAACAGTAAAATATCGTCCCTTTCTAGTAAAAGAAGAAAAATCTCTTCTCATTGCACTTGAAAGTGGTGATAATAAAGCGATTACAAATACTCTCAAGAGTGTTTTAAAAGCATGTATTGTTAGTAGGGGTGTAAAAATAGATGAGTTACCTATATTTGATCTTGAATTTCTATTTTTGAATATTCGAGGCAAATCTGTTGGTGAATCTGTTGAATTGCTTATTACTTGTGATGATGATGGAGAAACTAAAGTTCCATTGACATTGAATATGAGTGACATCAAACTTGATGTTCCTGATGAGCATAATGATACTGTTGATTTAGGGGATAATTTATTCCTCAAACTTAAGTATCCATCTATGTCTCAATTTTTAGAAAATAATTTTTTAGTATCAAAAGAAAATGACGATCAATCAATAAACAAAGCATTTGATGCAATAGTTGATTGTATTGATCAAGTTTATAATAAAGATGAAGCATGGTCTTCTTCTGATTGTACGAAAAAAGAATTGTTAGACTTTATTGAACAATTGAATTCTTCTCAATTCAAAAAGATAGAGGAGTTTTTTACTACAATGCCAAGATTGGTTTACAAAACTATTGTAACTAATCCAAATACAAAAGTAGATAATGATATTGTAATTGAGGGTTTATCAAATTTTTTCGCATAATGATGTATCATGAAAGTCTATCATCCTATTATGAGAACACTTTCGCATTACTTCAATATCATAATTGGAGTATAACTGAGATAGAAAACATGATACCGTGGGAGAAACAGACGTATATTAAGATGCTTGAAAATTATCTTGAAAAGAAAAAGTTAGAATCCGAACAAAGAACGAATGGTTGACACCTTCAACGATGGATATGTAATGAGAGCAGGGATGTTAATTCCTGCAGGGATGCCTGGTGTTCAGCCGCAATCAAATTTTATACCTAAACCACAAGGGAAAACACCTGATCCTAATTTCAAGGGTGTGAAGCCAATGGCACGTAGAATGTCAGTGGCATATGATAAATTAACATCTAGAATAACACAGGAAAAGGAGAAGGGTTTAGAACCTAAAACTGCACAAGCATTAGGTAAACTGTTATTAGAAATAGAAATAGTCAATAGTAATTTACAAAATATAGCAGCGAGTGTAAAGAATCAAACTAAAGCACAAAGACAATTAAATGAGGAAGAGAAAAAACTATTAGAAGAAGAGGAAGATAGTCTTTTAGGATTACGTGCAGGGTTCAATGACCTAAGAACTAAAATTGGTGGATTTAGTGCATTACTTGCAGGTAAACAATTTCTTGAAGGTAATTTCCAAGCTGGTGCTCAGAGTGCAGCATTAGCAGTAACTTCATTCCTACCAGAGATTATCAATGTAGTTAGTGGTGTAGTTTTAGGAAGAGTTCTTGGAGGTGGTGCAAGAACGATGGCGGGTGGACCTGCTGGTCGTGGACGTGGAGGATTATTAGCTGCTCTTTTATTAGGTGGAGGTTTAGTTGCAGGTGGTCAAGCAATGGCTAATCCTGGTGGTAACGCAGATCAAAGAAGAACACAATTTGTAGATTCTGGTGGTTCATTGACAGCGAAAGATGTAAACAGATTTAGAAGTGTAACAGCAAGATTTAATAATATATTAACTGGACAAAAGAAGGGTTTTGATGCTACTAAGAAAGAGGATCTAAAGGCTGCAGCACCACCAGAATTGGAGATTCCAAAGGGACCTGTGGAGTATGCTGGTGATATTCTTAGTAATTTGGGAATTGATCGGAAATTGATTGAAGGAGATGCTTTTGTTGAGAAACAAGTAGAGGTAGCAACAGCAGAAAATAATACTGAAGTAATAGAGGCTCCTGTTATTGAGGGTTTTTCTTTAGATTTACCTGATGATAATTTTGCTCCAATTAATTTTACATCTGAAGGTGCACAACCTAATATTATAAATGTTCCTGGTAAAACTATTACACCTCAAACTTCTACTTCTAAAGATGGTCCAACAAGTTCTAATATTAGTCTAAACTCTGAATTTAGTGATCATAGTAAGATACCTTATCGTTTGATATATGGAGGATCTTATAGATGAGTATAACAGCAATTTTAGGTAGGAAAGGATCACTTTTAAAAACAGCTCAGAATCTTAGTGCTGTATTTAAACTAAGTGGAATAAGAAATATTATTGCTCAACAAGAGTTATTAGAAAAACGTAAAAAGAATGCTAAATTAAGAACACTTGCACTGAAAGGTGCAGGTGATGCTATAAATCAAAAAAATGCACAAACTGGTCTAAAAGATTCTCTTTTATTCGGTGGTACTGCTTTAGGTGGTGGTCTTGGTGGAGGTAGAACTCGTGGTATACGTGGTGGAAATATTAGAGGACCGAGACCATTTTTACAACGAAATAGTGGAATTACTCGTGGAAATAGACTAAGTAGATTTAGAACTCCTTTCAATAGAGCTAGAGTAACTTCTAGTGGTGGAAGACTAGGTGGTTTAGGTAGGAATCTAAAGGGATTGAAAGGAGTAGGTAGAGTTGGACCACTCAATGTACTTTTCACTGGAGCAGATTTTCTTGGTAGAAAATCATCTGGACAAACTAATTTTCAAGCAGGTGGAGGTGCACTTGCTGGACTTGGTGGATTTCTTGGTGGTGCTAAAGCTGGTGCAGCAGCAGGTGGAGCGATTGGTGCATTATTTGGTGGAGTAGGTGCTGCTCCTGGTGCACTTATTGGTGGATTTATTGGTGGTACTGTTGGTAGCATAGCAGCATCAGGACTATTTGATAGATTATCAGGTGCAGATAAACGAAGAGTGAATGAGGTAAAACGTATATCACCTGTAAGTAAAAATTTCAATCTTGCTTTGACTGATCTTGAGAGTGCTTTGGATAAGTTACAAGGTAAGAAAATAGTAGATGATGATGCTTTAGTCATTCCTGGTGATGGTACTCGTGGTGTAACTGGTGGAAAATTTGGTATTGTACCTCCAGGAAACATAACTCAAGTAATGCTTGCAAATACTTTTAATAGAGGATTTGCTAGTGGTGTTGCTGCTGCAGGTACAGCAGCTGCAGTTTTTATGGTTGGTAGAGGTCTTATAAAGAAAGTTATTAAGAGACTTTTTCATAGCAGATCAATTGCTATGAATAACCGTGCAGCTTTAGAAAGGGCATTTAATAAAGGTTATGCACAAGGTCAAGAAGCAACTCTAAAGGGTCAAAGGTTTATGGGAAAGGTATTGAAGAAAAAAAACGCTGGTACTATAGAAGTAAATCCTAATCTATCATCTACTACATCTAATACATCTACTAGGACCAAGAAATTTATCAGTGGCACCAGAACTGTAAAGGTTAATTCTCAGAAAATTGCAGAACGTGTAAGAAAACAATTGGGTTTTGGTCAATCATTTTACAAGAAAGGTTTTGGTAAAGAATCGGTAACTGGAGCTATAAAGAAGAATACTTCAGATAATTTACCATCATTGAATGAGGTTTTGAATAAGTTTAATAGGAATTTGAGATCAGATGCATCTAATATAATCATTGAGGGTGATACTATCATACAAAATCAAAGTGGAAATATTGCTAGTAGTAATTCGAGTGGAGGTAGAGCTTCTGTAGACGATTTCCAAGTCGCTCTAAATATCATCCAGGGGACTAGTCTGTTGACTGTATAATGTCTAATTTTCTTAGGGGAGCACAAATAAAATTTCTTACCGTCAGGACACCTGATGATAGTGATGAAAAGGATTTAACTCTACAATTAGGACCTATTGCTTTTTATGAAGATATACTAGATGCATCTATACATGCAGAGGTAATGATATTGGATACTGTTGGTAGATTAGAAGGTATTCCAGTTAGAAGTGGGTCAAAGGTATTCTTTCGTATAGAAACTCCTTCTGGTGTAATAGATTTTGAAAAAGAACCGATGTTTATAAGTAACATCAAATCAAGTGGTAGTACTGCGAAAAGAGAAGTTTTTGTAATGCAGTTAGAAACCAAAGGTACATTCCATAATCATTTTACTAGATGTTATAAAAAATATACTGGATTTGCTAATACTATTATAAAGGAGATTTTAACTGAAACACTACAAGCACCTGAAAAGTTTGAAGAATCTAATTTAGAACAACCAAAATATCCAATTGAATTTTGTGGCAATTATAAAAGACCATTACAAACATGTGTAAGTTTAGCAACCAAATCGGTACCTTCAATTTCTAGTAAAGATACTGCTACTAGAGGTGGTTCTGGATTTTTCTTTTGGGAAGATCTAGAAGGATATAATTTCAGAAGTATCGATAAAATTTTTGAAGTTATACAGACTGATAAAGATGCTATCCCTGAATATTTTCAATCATCTACTGTTGATTCTCTTGATTCTAAAAATAATTATAGGATAGTCAGCGATCCAACATGGAAAAATAATAACAATTTACTTGAAAAATTATCCCAAGGTCAATATATGTCTTATAATACATATTTTGATTTGAATGAACGGATACATAAGGTAGCAGAGAAATCTCCAGAATCTGTACATGAATACAAACCAGAGAATCAGAATGAAAAGAAAGAAGGTGCTACAAATTTATCTAATGAACAACCCTTTGTTCCCAAGTTCTTTACAGATAAAGCTTCTAGGATAATGTTATCAACTGTTGACAAAAGTCTGTTTGATAATGAAGGTGGTTTGCAAACCCCAACTTATCATATAGAATATGAAGCAAGGAGACAATCTAGATATGCAGCACTATTTTCTCAAACCCTTGAAGTCACTGTTCCATTGAATGTGGGTTTGAAAGCAGGTTCTGTTGTGAAAATGAAGTTTCCTAGAATAAATATAGATAAACCTAATAGCGGATCTAACAATCCTGCCTCTGGTTACTATATGATAAAGTCATTATCTCATAAATTACTAGCGGATGGTGATTTCACCGCCCTAACGTTAATAAGAGATGCTTACTCAGAACTAAAATGAAAACTATCGAAGAACACATTCAGAAAGACAGGGAAATCTTAGATGACCCAACAACAAGTCCTGCTGCACGTAGGCATGTTAAAGAGGAATTACATGAGTTGGAAGTGTATGAAGAGCATCATCATGATGAGATAGAAGCAGGAGATCATCACGATCCCAATACTATCGAATTATTTTGTGAAATGCACCCAGATGAACCAGAATGCCTTATCTATGATGATTAAATGCCTTTAGAAACTCGTCTCAGTAAAGTTAATTTCGCAGGTCAGGATGGATTCAGTTGGTTCATCGGACAGGTGACCTCTGATGCAGCTTGGAGAGAACATTCTGAGAAATGGGGTTATAGGGTAAAGGTAAGAATATTCGGGAAACACCCACCTTCTACTGAATTACCTGATGCTGATTTGCCTTGGGCTCATGTTTTAGTTCCAGCAACATTTGGTGCAGGTAAAGCATTTGCAGGTACTACAATGATGCTGCAAGGTGGGGAAACTGTTTCTGGTTATTTCTTAGATGGTGAAGAAGCACAGCAACCTGTAATTATAGGATGTTTTCATACATCCAATTCTGTTTTAAATCAAGTAAATCGAACTGATGAACCTGAAGGAAGCAGTGCATTTCTGGAGATGTTTCCTCCTCCTAATTTTGACTGGTCAGCAGCAAACACACCTAATGGTGGTACAGATAAGGGGAATGGTATTATTGATCAGGATGGTCATACTGCTAGTAAAAAGGATAGTTTGGATTTCCGAATTGATGAAGAAAGAATTGTCGTACCATTAGCAAAAGATTGTAAAGGTGGTAAGGGATTTCTAAGTGAAGTATCAAGATCTCTTGCATCTTTTATTGAGATTACAAATGGATTGAAGAGTTTAGATGAGACTTATATTGATCCAATAATGAGTGAGTTGCGAGATGTTAGAGCACTTGTAAGACAAACTTCATACATTATATCTAACGCATACTCACAGGTTATAAGATTAGCAAGAAAATATCTATTTGATAAGATATACAAGTTAGTTGAGCAAATATTAGGACTTACTCAACTTGATAGTTTATTGAAGGATATTGCTGTAAAGAAATCAATTGATACCATATATTGTGTGATAGAAAATATTATAAAGGGGTTGAGTAAATTTATAGAAGACTTCTTGATGGAACTGATTGGGAAATTAGTTCATGCACCTCTTTGTGCAGCAGAACAGTTTATAGGAGGTATAAATTCTAAGTTGTTCAATGATATAGAAAAGGCAATTGGTAGTGCAATGAACGCCATTCAGGGCATACTAGGGCCTGTTGGATCATTCATGGGGTTTCTTGATAAAGCAATGGGTTATGCTCAGATAGGATTGAACTTACTAAAATGTGATGGTGATATTTGTGAACCAGAACCTTATGATTGGGCATTGAACTTCGGACCTACTAAGCAGAATCAATTAGATTTTTCAAGAGCGATTGATATTTCCTCTAAATTTAATGTTGCAGGTGTTGGTAAATCCCTTACTAATAAAATTGATTCAATATTCCCAGAAGTAGATGAAGATGGTGTTCAAAAAATATCAGATATAGTTGGAGATTGTAATCCTCATCAGAAGATATGTGGACCTCCTAAGATAGAAATCTTTGGTGGTGGCGGAATAGGAGCAGCAGCAAATGCCGTTGTCAATAACTTTGGTCAGATTGTAGGTGTTAATATGACTGACTTAGGATTTGGTTATACTAAGAAACCATTTGTTACTATTCTCGATGAATGTGATAATGGGCGAGGTGCTACGGGTGAAGCGATATTAGAAGATGGTAAAGTTATTAATATTATAATAAGAACTGGTGGTGGTGGATATAATACACCTCCTCAAACATCAGATGATACTGGTATACCTGTTGTGGGTGAGATTGATGGTATAGAAGTTATAAGAACAGGGTTAGGATACTCACCTTATGATATTATAAGCAGTCAATGTGGATCTCTTAGAGTCAAGTTGGACGATGCAGGAAGAATCATTGGTGCAGATGTGATTGAAGCAAATAGAGGGTGTACTGTTATTCCAAATCTTACCATAAATACTGAGACTGGTTTTGGTGCCTTAGTTCGACCTATTATGAAATTTAGAAAACTTGAAGAATATGATGATACAATCCCTGAGAAGGGCATCATAAATGTTGTTGATTGTGTCGGTGCTTATTAATGACAGATATACATCCTAATCGCACATCACCACCTCTTATTATTAATACCCCTGAAGATGGTTATCTTCGGATAGGTCGTAGAACAAGAGAAAAAGTTGATCGTGTAGATCAGGTTAAGTTAGCTGCTGGATCTGGTGCAAGTTTGAGGATTTTCAAAGATGGTGGTTGGGAACTTAGAGGAGTAGATCAAAAGAATGCAGCTGGTTCTTCGTTAATGAATAAAGGTGAATCACCACTTACCATATATTCTGAGGGAGATGTTAATATAACTGCTACGAATAATATAAAGATGAAAACCGTGACAGGTAATATAACCCTAGATGCTGCAGAGGATGTAATTATAAATTCTAGAAAGGATACAAGGATAGATGCTGATAGAAATGTTAAAATTATAGCAACCAACTATGCATTAGATGCAGGACAAAATATATTCTCACGAGCCGCAGGGTGGCATCTTATAGTTGGAAATCCAGTTTACGTCTATGAAAAGAAAACCAAACTTATACCAACAAGTATAAATGATGTTGTAGATAGTTTGATAGAACAATTTGCTTTGGGGGCATAAATGGAATCGCCAGAAGTATCAGCACAGAAAGTTTATATTGGTCCAACTATACCATTAAAACTTGATATGTCAGCGTTAACGCTGAACAAGTTACTTCCTTTCAATGGAACACTAGCATGTGTTGGTCCTGCATTTTTTGGTGCAACACCTCAATTAGGATTTGCAAGAGCAGTCGTTCAAATGGGACCAGGAATCCCACCGTTCGTATCAGCAGTTCCAGGTCTAACCCTTGAAGTAACAGGTGGTACACACCTGATGGGATATTTGAATGCGTTTGGTCTGAGTAATATGATTGGTGTTACCAATAATATTGGAATTCATAATGGTATAGGACTCAAGAATATGCTTGGGTTTCATAATAGAATAGGAAGACAGACAGCAGTAGGTGGAGAAACTTCAGCAGAACCTAATAAATTCTGTGCAGCACTAGCAATGACATTGACTGCTAGTCCTGGAACACTAAGAGGATTCTGGACATATAACGGCACACCACTATTTTTCCTGCACGCTCATTCAGATAGAAGATTAAAGAAGAATATACAACCTATATTATCACCTCTTGCCAAAGTTCTAGCACTGAAAGGTGTTACTTTTGAATGGGATCATTTCGCTCTTGGTAAAACTGCTCCAGGAACTAAGATGGGTTTGATTGCACAAGATACTGAAAAAGTAGTTCCAGAAGTGGTGATAAATACTACGATTGATAGTAAAGGTGAGAGTCTTCCTGTAAAGGGAATTCAATATGAAAACCTAGTAGGACTTTTAGTTGAAGCTATTAAAGAACAAAACAAGCGAATTGATCATCTAGAGCAATGTTTACAAAATCTGGAACAGTCCACACAGACGGAATAATTGAATTGCCAGAGGAATGGCAAGGTAAAATTATTCCAGAATCAATTGTAGTACAACTTACTCCAATTGGAACAGCACAAGAATTATTTGTAAAAGAAATACAGTGGGGGACTAAAGTTATTATAAGAAATGGTGGTGGGGGTTCACTCAATTCATATTATACTGTTATTGCAGAACCAATTAAGGTTGAAGAACCAAAGAAAACAACCACACTCAAAAACATTGTAAGACCGAAAAGGAAGTAGGTTGACCATATAACCTACACATGCTATGATAGAGGACATCAGTAAAAATCCAATGCCCGAAGAATTTGTTGAACTTGTTGAAGTGGATGTGACTAAGCGTTCATTCTCAATGCATGGATCTCTTGGTACAGAGAAAACTGTTACTTGTGATACTACTGATCAGTTTATGTCTGTATTAGATGTAGTCAGAGAAGCTCAAGATCAAACTGCAACCGATATTGTTTACGTATGATTTTTTTATCTAGTCCATCCGTGTATCATTTACCAGGCACATGGGAAAAGCAACCATTAATTGAACCAGGTCTTGCCATTCCAATTTTTATAGCAGTTATTGTTATAGGACTTTTAGGTTATGGTATATACATGACTTTTGGTTCAGGTAAAGAAGGACTCAGAGATGAGATTGATGAACACTCTAAAATGCATGAATTAGGAATTGCTCATGGCCATGAAGGCAAAAGAGCAGTGATGAAGTCTAATGTCAAGTCGAAGAAATGATAGAAAAATCCGATGTCCTATGTGTGGACATGAATTGAATAATAGGATTGAGTTTGGATCTCATATAAAGAGATGCAAAGCATCAAAAACT